AAAGACTTTGGTGGTGTAGATCATCCAACTTACTTTGGACAAATAAGAGAAGCAGTTGCTGAAGAGTTGGGTTTCACTCACAAAGACTTTTATGATTCAGTGTCAATAAACAATGACATTACCATTGACACCAAGGTATCTCGTAATGGTGCATGGGCTTTAGAAAAGATGGTGTTTAATAATCATAAAGCTACTGTCGAGACAGACAAACATAAAACTGAAACTGCTCTGTCTTTGTATGCATGGCATGGTGTTGATGGATCGACATCTAATAATGTGATTAGTGGTGCTATTGATTTCTTCTGTACTAATGGTATGGTTACTGGTGACTACAGTAAGATACGCAAGAAGAATACCAGACACTTTGACATGAGCCGTATCACACATGAGATGGAGGGTATCTATGATCGTTGGTTAGATCACAATGCATGGTGTCAGAAGTTAGCAGAGAAAGATATATCTGTTACTTCATTAAAGAATACTCTTGAGATTATGCTACCAGAGAGAGCCTCTAAGAATATGCTTAACTCTGTACTTGATGAGTTCAGTGTAAGAGGTGCAAATGCATGGGCTGTCTACTCTGCATTTACTCAGTATGCTTCACATGAGGATCGTTTTAGCTTTAGACAAACTGCTAATGACAATACTCTGGAGCGTCAGTTCAAGCGTAATGAAGATGTAGCGAAATGGATTGAGCATCCAGCTTTCTTGCAACTGGTTGCGTAATGAGAGTATTAAAACGTGAGATAAAGGTCTTTGAGGATTTTGACGATCAAATCCTTGAAGACTATGTTAAAAATACATATAATGATGTTAAACAAAATGAGGATAAAGACAATGCAGAAATCATCGAAGAGTTTGAAGCAATCAAAAAAGAGGAACTTGATGGCGATAGCTTTAGCTGATCCACTATTCCACAAGCGAGTAATTGAGAATAAAAGACGTAAAAAGCTATTGGCTAAACAAAATAGAAGAGAACTACTTAGGAGTAATATGTAATGCCTATAAGTGATGACGATTACGATCATGTTCAAGCGATAGCTATCTGCCACTCCGACTGGAGTCCAAAAACAGCAGCAAAAGTAGCTAAAGTGATGGGTTTTACTGAATTTGATCAATACAAAGCAGTATATCGTGCTGGTAAAAAGGCAATAGCAACCTATAAGTATAAAGGAAAGGTGTGGAATGATTGAGTTACCTGACTTTGATGAGATAGATGACAACCAAGGCATAAGAATTAACTGTCCTAGTTGTGGTGGGTATGGTACATTCACTGCTACGAGAGTTGATGGGAGTATTCTGTACAACTGTTACAAAGCAGGATGTTCTGTGTCTGGTAGGAAAGATGTTGTGGGGTCAAGCAAGTATGTTAGACAAAAATCTATCATTGCTGCCGAGCCAAATAAATATGAGTTCGATATACCAGAACACTTTTCTATTTATTTCCCAAAGAAAATGATAAAATATTGTAACGAGAATAATATTGATATCAATAAGGTACAGCTATACTATGATGTTAAATTAGACAGAGCAGTATTTCCGATCTTCATGGCACAACCATCTAACTTTGATGTTCCTACTGTTTGGAGAAATAAAGTGGTTGATGCTGTCGGTAGAACGCTGGGAAGATCATGGAGTAAATGGCATCGGTATGGTAAATCAGGATTACCTTTTATTTGTGGTAATAGTGAAACTTGTTATGTCGTTGAAGACTGTGCATCTGCCGTAGCTGTATCACAGTATGGTACTGGACTTGCATTGCTAGGTACAAATTTATCTGATCAGATACTTGATATTGTAGCAAACTATCCAAGTGTTGTAGTATGTTTAGATAGAGATGCATCTGCCAAGGCAATAAAAATGAAAAATAGAATTGGACAATTTACTAAATGTGAGGTAAGATTACTTGATGTTGACCCTAAAGAAAAACCAGAAGGAGTATTATAATGACTACATACAATAGAGCCTTTTCCATGCCTAACAGTCAGACTTTTAGCATGAAACCTGTTAAAGAGTTTGTTGAACACTGGATTGGTGTAGCCTATTCCGCTGAAGACAGAAATAATCCAGTTGTTGTAGATCCCTTTGCTAGAGATAGTAAGTATGGTACAATAACTAATGATATAAATACAACCACACGAGCCGATTATCACATGAAAGCTGATGAGTTTTTGGATATGTTATTGGACTCAGGATTACAAGCTGACGTTGTTTTATACGATCCACCGTACAGTCCAAGACAGATCAGTGAATGCTATAGTGCTAGTGGTATAAAGACTACACAACAAGATACACAAAGCACTTTTTATACTAAAATAAAAGATCGTATCAGGCCTCTTGTCAAGTCTGGTGGTCTTGTGTTATCATTCGGATGGAACTCTATGGGAGTTGGTAAGAAGTTTGGTAACTATGAAGAAATATTATTGGTAACTCATGGTGGAGCGCATAACGATACAATATGTGTTGCACAAAGAAAGGATACAAACGAATATGTCTAATGATTTATTAGGACTATTTCTGTCTCATAACTTCTATGAGAAGAACAGACACTTGATCGCAATGGACTTCTTTGAGAATGAAGCCAAGAAGATCTGGCGTAGCATTGAGTTAGGTCATGCAAGATATGGGCGTGACTTGACTCCTGCTGAAGTTGAACAGGTATTGTTTAGTGAGTTTAGAACTATGACAAGTAGCCAGAAACAAGCTATGATGATGCTGACTAGAACATTGTCTAATGATATTGGTGAGGATGTTGCAGAAGATGTTCTCAGAGATCAGTTTAAAGTTTACTTTGGTAGACAGTTAGCTGATCTTGGTATCAAGATGATGGACAACAAGGTGAATGACCTGACCAAGGTCAATGAATTATTGGGTAAGTACGAACAGAACTTTATGCCCAAGGAAACTATACAGGAGATTAAACATGACGTGGCATCTTTACTCCACTCTACTAAAGATGTATCCAAATACAAATGGAACCTCAAAGGACTCAAAGAAATCTGTGCAGGTATCGGACCCTCGACCTTCTCTGCTGTCTTTGCTCTTGTCGAAACTGGCAAAACTGCGTTCCTGATATCTACATTGTTTGGGCCAGATGGTTTCTTAAACCAAGGTGCAAAGGTAATGATACTAGGTAATGAAGAACCTGTTGAGCGTACTGCACTGAGAGCAGTTAGTTCGTTTACTGGCATGACTGACAAACAGATTGCTAATGATACTATTAAAGCACACAATCAATGGGATGTATATTCTAGTCAGTGTGTGTTCTTGAATACTGATGAGGTATCCTCGATGGAGGAACTGGATCAGTTACTAGCCAAGCATAAGCCTGATGTACTAGGCATTGACCAGCTAGACAAGATGCAAGTCGGAGGTAATCATGCTAGGGATGATATACGTTTGGGTGAGATCTATCGTACTGCTAGGACGTTATCCAAGAAGCATCAGTGTGCAATCATTGGTGTGTCTCAGGCTAATGCTGAAGCAGATGGTAGAACTGTGCTACGCTTCACTCAGATGGCAGGAGCAAGGGTAGGTAAAGCTGCTGAAGCAGATCTTATTATTGGTATAGGTAAAGAGACTGAGGAAGGTGGTTCAGACAATGGACTCAGACATATCTATGTCAGTAAGAATAAGCTAGGTGGTAAGCATGGTACTTGTACTACTGTGATTAAACCAGAAATATCTAGATATATTGATTAATAACTTGACAAACTGATTATTATGTGATATTGAAGTATTCCCCTTCGGGGGGATACATTACCTAGGAGGTATAATATGCTTGAAGGATTAGCTTGTTTAGCACTTAATATATATCATGAAGCTAGAGATCAACCGATAGAAGGTCAGGTAGCTGTAGCTCAAGTAGTAATGGAAAGAGTAAAGAGTAATAAGTATCCTAACAGTATCTGTGAAGTGGTGATGCAAGGCCCAACATACTCATGGTCTATTAATTATCCTATTAAACATAGATGCCAATTCAGTTGGTACTGTGACGGATTGAGTGACAGACCTAAAGATATGATTGCCTATTTAAATTCAGTAGATGTTGCAGAAAAGACTTTACATGGACTGAAAGATGTGGTAAAAGGATCTATATACTACCATAGTGTAAAAGTAAAACCTTGGTGGGCAAAGTACAAGATAAGAGTGAGACAAATTGGTGATCACATATTTTATAAGTGAGGATATTAAATGGATTTACTTAATCACGCATACATAATAGGAATATGTTTTATAACAGTTTTAATAATGCTATTTGCAGGAGAATAATATGCCATATGGTAACAATATAGATTATGCGTTAGTCATAGACCTTGAAGTTGATTTGGGTGAGGATCGTACAGATCCTTCTCCATATAATAAAGACAATACCCTAGCAGCTATAGGTTATACATTCAGATCTTTAGATGGTTCACCCATATGGAACAGTGATGGTGCTGTAAAGATATTAAAAATACCTAAAGATAATTATTATCTAAAAGATTTTATAAAAGCTATGGATGAAGCCACATACATTGTAATGCACAATGCTAAGTTTGATGTAGCTTGGTTGCGTGAGGTAGGTGTGGACTGTAGATCTAAGATTATTGATACTATGATTAATCAGTATATACTCAACAAGGGAATACGAGGTAAGCTAGGTTTGAAAGCACTAGCAGAGGAGTATGACCTTACTCGTAAACAAGCCTCTCTTGCTGATGCATTCAAAGAAGGTTTGAATTACAGTGATATGTCTACTGAAGATCAGCTAAAGTATCTATACCATGACGTTATGGCTACTGCTGAGTTATTTGAAAAGCAAGAGAAGAAGTTTAAACGTAAAGAAAATAAGTCTTTGATACCAATACGAGATCTTATGTGTGAGTTCTGTGATGTTCTCACTGATATAGAACGAGCAGGTATGGCTATCGATACTACTGAGATGCATAAGGTTGACCATGATTACCAAGTAGAACAGGCAGAGTTGACTGAGTATCTTAATAGTACAGTTAAGAAACTGGTAGGTGACACACCAATCAATCTTAGTTCACCAGAGCAGTTGTCTCAGGTTATTTATTCATACAAGTTAAAAGACAAAAAGACTTGGCGTGATGTCATGAACATTGGGGTAGATGCTAGAGGTAAACCAAAGCGTAGACCTAAGATGATGGAGTCAGGTTTCGTTAGATGTATTGATGAATGTTTTGTTCCCACGTTTAAGACCCAAGCTAAACGCTGTTTGTTTTGTAATGGAAAGGGAACCATACAGAAGTATAAGAAGGATGGTACACCATATAAGAATACAACTAAGTGTGTGCATTGTGAAGGTACTGGTTTTATCTACAAAGAGTTAGGAGAGATTGCAGGATTAAAAGTTAATCCCACACTTGCTCTAGCATCGGCAGGAGGATTTAAGACAGACAAACACACACTCGTAGAACTAGAGAGAGGACAGAGTAATACAGAAGTCAAGAAGTTTCTGAACTCTTTAATAAGATTATCTGCTATTGATACATACAGAAGTTCTTTTATAGAAGGAATATTCAAGAATATGGTTAATAGTACAGATAATATACTTCATGCCAACTTTAATCAGTGTACTACTGCTACAGGTAGATTGAGTAGTAGTAACCCTAATTTACAGAATATGCCCAAAGGAAAGTTGTTTCCTGTTAGAAAAGCGTTTGTGAGTAGATTTAAGGATGGACAGTTGCTTGAGGTAGATTATTCTCAGCTAGAGTTTAGGATAGCAGGTATCCTAGCCAAGGATGAGACAATTAAAAAGGAAGTAGAGGAGGGGTTCGATGTCCATTCTTACACGGCAAAAGTACTCACTGAAAACGGTGAACCAACAGATAGAGGGGCTGCCAAGGCATCTACGTTCAGACCTCTTTACGGAGGAACGCAGGGTACATTCGCACAAAGAGTATACTTCCAAGAGTTCTTTGGAAAATACTCAGGAGTATTCAACTGGCATGAAAGACTGCAAGATGAAGCTATTCAAAATGAAACTATTACTACTGCTACAGGTAGGCAGTTTAAGTTCCCTAATGTATATCGTACTAAGCAAGGGAAAGCATCTGTTAAGACACAGATAGTCAATTACCCTGTTCAGTCGGTAGCTACTGCTGATATAGTTCCTCTTGGCGTAATTATGTTACACAAACAGCTAAGAGAACGTAATTTAAAAAGCCTAGTTATCAATACGGTACACGATTCTGTTGTAGTAGATTGTCATCCTGATGAGATTGAAGAAGTCAAACAGGTTGCCAGTATATGTTTAGTCAAAGCACAAGATGAAGCTGAGAAGCGATTCGGTTTAGATAAATTTATTCCTCTGGAAGTTGAAATGTCTATAGGAAAAAACTGGATGGAACAGCAAGATTGTGCTTGACAATTACGAAAGTATATGTTATACAATCAGTCTACTTTGAAAGGAGAATAGTATGTCGTTAGTTGAATTAGACTTTACGGAATCAACAGATTTGTTTGTTGTTCCAGAAGATACAGGGCCAGTAATTCCAAGAGCATCTATAAACAGGGATGCATTCTTTGGGGATGATATGGCTAGTGTGCCTGTTCCATCGATACGATTGGAGCATCCTGATCACAGTACAGTGTTCGGTAAGAACGTATCGGTACGAGTGTTTGCTACTACTATGCAGACTTCTGTATTCGATAGTGATGAGGAAGAGTATACTAATATGTCTCAGCACTTTGTCAGGTTTGGTGACAAGGCGTTGGATTGGCAAGGTGGTAACAAGTGTGGTTGGATACCTTCCAAGCAACGTGAGAAGTTAAAGGCAGAAGATCCAGTTGCCTATGCAAGAGCCAGTAAGGTTAAATTGTATAGACATTTGTTTGGTATGATGACCATGACTGATGCAGTCAAGGCAGGTTCTGATCCAGTTGAGTTTGATCCTATACCATTTCGTATGCGTCTTGGCCCATCTAACTTCTATGAGATTGGTAAAGTTGTAGGAGAACTTGCTAAACAGAATAGGCAACACTTCAACTACAATCTAGAACTCTCTTATGGTGTTGAGAAGCGAGGATCTAATCAGTGGTTTGTGTTAAAGTACAAGCCTTTGTTGGATGATAAAATTGACATCAGTCAGGATGACAAGGATACTCTAGCAGTATTTCAAGAAGTCATCAAGAAGGAGAATGATTCTGTAACAGAACGAATGAGAGAAAACATAGGTAGTTCTAATGTTGGTTCTGAATTTATTGATATAACTCCTTCTGATGACTGATCTTCAATCTAAACTAGATCTGTTTCTTGCAGGAACTCCAGAGATACCTCGTAGTGTCATCTATGAAGCTAGTCAGATGTTCAACGAGAAGTTATCTAGGTTTAACTACAAGAAGCTAGGTAGTAGTAATGGTTTACCGTCTATGTCTCAGATTGGTAAACCTATGTGTCAGCTACAGGCATCTAAACTTGGTTGGAAAGAAGCACCAAAGCCAGATCACTTCAAGATCATGATGGCTTATGGTGATATGACTGAAGTTCTAGCTGTTGCTTTATTGTTATCAGCAGGTATAAAGATTACTGATATGAATAAAAAAGTTAAACTTCCAACTAAGTCAGGTGATATGTATGGTGAATTGGATTTAGTTATACAATTAGAGGATAAGAGTGTATGGGATATTAAGAGTGCAAGTTCATGGTCTTATGACAAACGATTTGCTTCCTACGAACAACTAAAAAGACAGGATGACTTTGGTTATTGTTGTCAGTTGTTTGGTTATGCCAAAGCAGAGGGTGTAAAAGCAGGAGGTTGGATCGTAGTAAATAAGGGTACAGGTCAGATGAAAGTTATCGAGGCTGATCCTGAAGATCAAGACTACTACATTGATTTAATTGAACAGAAAGCACTACAGATCTCTAAGACTACTGAAGAGGCTCATTTTGAGAGGCTTTATGATGATACTTTAGAAACTTATTATAAGAAATCTACTGGTAATCGTAAATTACAAATGCCATGTACGTTTTGTGACTATAAGTTTTCATGTTGGAAGGGTTTACGATACGTTAAGAACCCTGTATCTAAAGCAGGTAACTATGAGTACTATACACAAATGGCTAATAGATATGAAACCAGCGTCAGCTAAAAACAAAGGAAGGTTATTACAACAATGGGTAAGGGATATACTATTATCTAAATTAAAAGGTGTAGAAGATGATGATATCAAATCTACTCCAATGGGTGTGAATGGCCCTGATATTAGTTTATCCCCTCTAGCCAGAAAGAAATGGCCTTGGGCTGTCGAGTGTAAATCTAGAGCAAAGTTTGCTGTATATGATATTATGTCTCAGGCTGAAAGTCATGTTACAAATAATACTAAACCGTTAGTGATCATCAAAGCTAATCGCAAAGAACCACTAGCACTTATTTACGCTAAAGACTTTTTGGAGATGTCATGTCAGATAAACAAAAAATAAATCATATCGCTAATATACCCGATTGTAGTCTTATGATACTAGTTACTCATGATGGTGTAGAGATACAAATAACTTGTGGTGATTTTGCATCACCAAGCGTTAAAGATAGTACACAACATGAAATGATAAAGGATATAGGTTCTGCTGTAATGGAAATGGTTCAAGATATAATAGGTCATGCAGTAGAGGAAGCTGTAGAACCTAATGAAATAGAAGTAAAAGGTAATGTTATTTATTTAAATACTAAACTACCACCAACAAAACATTAGGAGACAATATGAAAGATATGGTAAACCATCCTCCACACTATAATCAACATGGTGTAGAGTGTATTGATGCAATTAAAGCTACTACAGGAGATAATTTTAAAGACTATTTAAAGGGAAATATAATAAAGTATCTATGGCGTTTTGATTATAAGGGTAAACCTCTAGAAGATTTACAAAAAGCTAAATGGTATTTAGATAAGTTGATAAACGAGCAAAATCATAAATCTATACCAGAGATACAAGATTTGCTAGATCAAGCAAGAGGAAGAAAACATAAAAAGAGGGAGAAATAATATGACATCACTTACAGAAGGTTTAAATGGTTATATACTTCATGAAGGTGTAGAGGATAAACTTACTACAGGAGGTATGATTCCTTTAGAACTACAAGCAGATTACTTAGGTTGCCTAGAAGAATTTCAAGACGAGGTAACAAAACGCTTGACAAGTGCAGCAATATATGATAAAGTTCATCTCCAGAATAGAGGTAATTCTTTAACAGAAGTAAGTAAAGAAAACTTTGATCGACTTGATCTGTGTCATGGATTAATTGAAGAAGAGTTTGAAGAACTTGTTGATGAGATAGATGCTGATAAAGTTAATCCCGAAAAACTTATGAAAGAAATGTGCGATCTATTATATGTTGTATTCGGTTTTGCTTCACGATATAAAGAATTAAAGTTTTTACCAGAAGCATTTTTAAGAGTACACCATAACAATATGACCAAAGTAAAAGAAGGTCATTTTAGAGAAGATGGTAAGTTGGTTAAACCTGCTGACCATAAACAACCCGACTTGTCGGATTTAATTGAGAAAGGAGTAAACTATGGAAGCTAGTCTAATTAAAGACCTTGAAGAGGATATCAAGGCAAAACAACAAGAGTTAAACCAATTAAAGTATAAAGATGTATATGATGCTCAAGATGCATATGAAGCTGCTCAAGTAGTTTATAAAGATGCAGAAAAGAGTATGGTTGAGGCAGCTAAGAAACTATCTCAAGCAAGAATAGATAGTGGTTTTAGTAGGGCTACTGTATTGCATCGTTCCTTTAGGTTGTAATGTTTAACTTAACTTTAACTGCAAAGGTAAAGGTAGAAGAAGATAGTCATTATGTTCCTGTAGATGGGGTTGACGGTCTTCTTCAGACCTTACCTAAAGATGTTAAAACAGTTCTTGAAGATTACTTTGAGGGTTTTGAAATTATTATTGAAGAGGTAGAAATAACAAATGAGTAGTTTTAAATCTAACATGAACCCAATGTTTCGTTCTAAATTTTCAGAAGACATCTTTAATTTAAAGTATTCTCATACAGGTTGTGACACTTGGGAACAGTTGTCTAGAGTGCTTGTAGAAGATGTATGTGGTAATTTACGTTCAGGTGAAGAAGCTCTGATGCGTAAAGAAGAACGCAAACAACTACAAGAGTATATAACAGATCTCAAGTTCGTTCCTGGAGGTCGATACTTATATTATGCAGGAAGAGATAAAAGATTTTATAATAACTGCTTTCTATTGTCAGCAGAAGAAGATACAAGAGAAGATTGGGCTAACCTTAGTTGGAAAGCTGAGTCATGTTTGATGACTGGTGGTGGTATAGGCATTGACTATTCTACTTACAGAGAATCAGGACGTTCTCTTGGAGGCTCTGGTGGATTAGCATCTGGTCCTATTCCTAAGATGCAGATGATTAATTCTATTGGAGCCAATGTGATGCAGGGTGGATCTCGTAGATCTGCAATGTACGCTTCCTTAAACTGGAAGCATAATGATATCCCTAGCTTTTTAACGGCAAAGGATTGGGATACAATGCCAGTAGGTACTACAGGTTTTACATTTAAACAAATCAAAGAGCAAGACTTTAACTTTCGCGCCCCTCTTGATATGACTAATATAAGTGTGAACTATGATACAGATTGGCTTGTAAATTACTGGAACACTGGTGATGTTGGTGAAGTGTTCTTGAGTAATGTCAAACAGGCACTTCGTTCTGCTGAACCAGGATTTAGCTTTAACTTTATGGAGAACGAAAATGAAACTTTACGAAACGCCTGTACTGAAGTATGTAGCTCTGATGACAGTGATGTTTGCAATTTGGGCAGTATCAACCTTGGGCGTATTGAGTCGATATGGGAATTGGCCCATGTAGTAGAACTAGCTACTAAATTTTTAATTTGTGGTACTCTGAGGGCTGAGTTACCTTACCAGAAAGTTTATCAAGTAAGAGAGAAAAACAGAAGGTTAGGGCTTGGCCTGATGGGTATGCACGAGTGGTTAATTAAACAGGGAGAGAAATATGAAGTTACCACAAATCTTCACAGATGGTTATCTGTGTATAAAGGAATCAGCGACAAAATTTCTAGAGAATTTGCAGACGAATTATCCGTATCTAGGCCAGTGGCAAACCGTGCTATTGCTCCAACTGGGTCTATTAGTATTCTTAGTGGTACTTCTTCTGGCATAGAACCTATATTCGCTGTAGCATACAAACGTAGGTATCTAACTGGTGGTACTCGTTGGAAATACCAATACGTTGTAGACTCAGCAGCACAAGAGTTAATAGATCTCTATGGTGTAGATCCAGAGAGTATTGAATCTGCACTAGACCTAGCAGAAGATTATGAGAGAAGGATTAAATTCCAAGCTGATGTACAAGACTATGTAGATATGTCTATTAGTTCTACAATTAATCTACCTGCTTGGGGATCTAAGAATAACAATGAAGATACAGTAAAAAACTTTTCTGATACTCTAGCTTCCTATGCTCATAGGTTACGAGGATTTACAGCATATCCTGATGGGTGCAGAGGTGGGCAACCACTTTCAGTAGTACCTTATTCAGAAGCTGTTGATAAACTAGGAACAGAGTTTGATGAACACGTTGAGACACATGACATTTGCGAAATCACTAACTCAGGAGGTGTTTGTGGCGTTTAAAAGAAAAAGATTTTTTAGTGGAGATTTTTATCCTCTAAAGAAAATATATAAGGAGGGTATAGTGGGGTTCCAAGAGAACTTCATTAACCCTTATGTTTACGGAACTTCTCGATATAAAGAGTGGGAACGTGGATACAACAAAGGGTACTTCATTAATCTCAAAAGGATTAATAGAAATGCAGTTTAATCTATTTGGAGAAGACTGTAGTGAGAATGCAGACCTTGGAGCAGGAGAAGGTAAGGTCTGTACTAAGTGTAACACTTACCTACCTTTAAGTAAATTTGGTATACATTCTGGTGCAAACTTTCTCAGAGCAGAGTGTAAATCATGTAGCACTAAACTTAATAAAGTTAGAAAAGAACTAAAGAAAATACATG